GGGTCTGGTAAGACGCAGATAGGCATTGCACTCTCCGCAAGACTGGGCGTGAAAACTCTGTGGCTGACCCACACGAAAGACCTGCTGAACCAGAGTTACGAACGTGCGGCCCTGTACATGGACAAGTCCCTGCTGGGTACGATCACGGAGGGCAAAGTCAATATCGGTTCAGGTATGACCTTCGCAACGGTTCAGACAATGGCACAGCTTGACCTGACCCATTATCGGGACGAATGGGACTGCGTGATTGTGGACGAGTGTCACCGGGCGGCGGGAACTCCTACGGCAGTGACCCGCTTCTCGAAGGTGCTGAACAGTCTGTGTGCGCGGCACAAGTACGGCCTGACCGCGACCCCGCATAGGGCTGACGGCATGATTAAGGCAACCTACGCGCTGCTGGGCGAAGTGGTGTGGACGGTTCCCGACGAGGCTGTGAAGTCCCGTATTATGCGGGTGAAGATCAAGCCGAGGGGAACCGGGGTGAAGATGTCGCTGGAATACGTCAACAGCGACGGCACGACCAACTATTGCAAGCTGATTAACTACCTTGTCGGACACGACGAACGAAACCAACTCATTCTGAATGACCTGCGGAAGTCCGAAGATCACTACTGCCTGATACTCTCCGAACGGGTTGAACATTTGCGCTATCTGCGTGACCAGTTGCCGTCCACATTGCAAGTACAAGCGGCTGTCATAGATGGCAAAATGACCTCCAAACTCGGAAAGCAACAGCGGCAACAGGCCATTGAGGACATGCGTACCGGGGACAAGCGGTTCCTGTTTGCGACCTACTCACTGGCGAAGGAAGGGCTGGACATTCCCCGGCTGGACAGGCTGTTCATAGTCACTCCGCAAAAGGACTACGCTGTGATAGTCCAGAGTGTAGGCCGTGTGGCGAGGACGTTTCCCGGCAAGGCGCAACCCGTGGTGTACGACTACGTTGACGGTATCAGGAGTTTGCAGCGGGCTTTCAAGAAACGCTGTACCAGTTACCGCAAAATCGACTGTGAAATCATGGAGGAATAACCGTGGCAAAGATGGCTGAAATGTCCATTGAGTGGGCGAAGCTGGAACGAGAGTTTGAAAAGCGCGGATTGACCGCAAGTGAAGTTGCGCTGGAACTGGGGTACGCGAGGGGCTACTTCGCGGGCCGCAAAAACGAGAAGAACACCCTGCCCGTTGCCGTTGTGCGTATGCTGGAAAAGCTGTACGACATTCGCCCTGACGAGTACGAAGTGAAGGAGGAACCCGCTACGGTTCCTACTGCTCCCCCCCCAGTGATTCAGTCCGTTGAACTGGACTATGTGAAGCTGTACAACATCATGTACGAAGCTGTCTACAATGCCGTGAAAAAGGCATGGAGCGAATAGGAGTGATTGCCTATGAATTTCCTTAGTTTCCGTTACTGCTTTAGACGGATGATGCAGGACGGAAAGAAGTATAAGCGAGTCGGCTGGGAAGGTTACTGGGCGTGGGAGAACAACACGATCATGATTCACTGCACTGACGGCAGAGTGTTGGACATACGCGAAACCGAGGACGTGTTGTTCACCATTGAGAACGCTTTATCGGAGGACTGGGTAGTAGCTGTTCCGTCCAACTGCCCGGTTCTGGCAAGAGAAATAGGAGGTACGCAAAATGCGTGAACTGGCAAGAAGCATTGCCCGCGAGAGGTTCAAGCGGGCCGGGTATACACAGATCAACAAGCGCAAGTTCGGTCACAAGAGTTTCTTTGCCCGGAACTGGCGCAAGGCCGTTGACTACCAGCCGAATACGGTTGTGGTCGAGCATCACAAGAAGCGCGTCAAGGGCCTGTTCAAGCGGAGGTTGTTTGCCTAATGCTTGAAGGTTGTTATATCTTCGACTGCGAGGTTGGCGCGAAGGACTGGCTGTTCGTATTCAAGGAACTGGAAACCGGGGAATACACGGTCATTCACAACGACAACGAAGCAATCATGAAGTTCATGGAGCGCGACCCGCTTCTGGGCGGGTTCAACAACAAGCACTACGACAACCACATTCTGAAAGCGATTCTGGGCGACTACGACCCCGAAAGCGTGAAGCAGATCAACGACCTGATTATTCTGGACGAAGTGAACGGGTGGGAAATCCCGGAACTTCGGGAAATCCGGGCTTTCTTTTCCAGTTTCGACCTCATGGACGATTGCCAACTGGGAACCAGCTTGAAGTCCTTTGAAGCCCATTTGGGAATACCCATTGAGGAAACAGAGGTTGACTTCAACCTTGACCGGGAGTGGACGCAGGAAGAATTGGAACGCATGATACGGTACTGCAAGTACGACGTGGACGCGACGGAACGGCTGTTCTACATACGGCAAGGGTATCTCCGAAACAAGGTGACGCTGGGGCAGCAGTGCGGGCTTGACGAAAGAAGGGCCTTGTACATGACCAACGCGAAGCTGACCAGCGTTTACCTGAAAGCGGAAAAGCCCCGCGAACCGTGGACGGACGAACGGCAGTATGTGTACCCGGACAAGCTGCTGCGGCAGTACATCCCGCAGGAAGTGTTCGACTTCTTTGACCGTATGCACGACCCGGACATTCCAGACGATGAACTGTTTTCAAGCGAACTGGAAATCATGGTGGGGGTTTGCCCCTGTACCATCGCCTACGGCGGTATTCACGGTGCAATCCCCACTTACAGCGAGGTAGCCGAAGGAACCCGGACAATCCGCAACAAGGACGTGGCAAGCTACTACCCGCATTTGATGACCCTGCCGCTGTCCGAGGGACAAAAGTACGGCTTTTGCAGTAGGAATATGCCCTCTCCGCAGACCTACGCTGACACCCTTGAAAACAGGGTACGGGCGAAGAAAGCGGGCGACAAGGACACGGCAAATGCCTTGAAGCTGGTTTTGAACACGACCTACGGCGCAATGCTGAACGACTACAACGACTTGTTTGACCCCCTCATGGGCCGTTCAGTGTGCATCACCGGGCAGTTGTTCCTGCTGGAACTCTCCGAACACCTGATACAAGAGTGTCCGACCTTGAAGATCATTCAGTTGAACACGGACGGTATCATGGTGAGTTTGGACGAAAGCGACGTTGAGAAGTGGCAGCAGATCACGCAGGAGTGGCAGGACAGGACGGGATTTGAACTGGAAGAAGATTTCATTTCAAAGATTGTCCAGAAGGACGTGAACAACTATGTCGAGGTTCCCGCTGACGGCGGCAAGCCGAAGGTGAAGGGTGGACAACTTGTTCGCGGTGTCCTCACGAACGCAAATCTGGACTTCAAAAGTATGGGACTTCCGTTGTGGGAGAACCTTTCAGGCGGTGCTTTCAAGATCAACAACAATGCCGTAGTCGTGGCGCGGGCCATTCAGCAGTATTTCGTAGACGGCACACTGCCCGAGGACACTGTGCGAAACTCCGAAAACGTGCTGGACTTCCAGTTGATTTCCAAGGCTGGCGGCAAGTACGCAAGTTGCTTTCAAGTCGTGAAGGGCGAAGAAGTCCCTACGCAAAAGGTGAACCGGGTGTACGCTACGGATGACCTTGAAATGGGGACGCTGTACAAAGTCCATGCCGGGACGGGACGGCCCGCAAAGGTGGCGGGACTGCCGAACCACTGCATTATCGACAACAACAATGACGTGGTGACACTGGACATGATAGACCGGGGCTGGTACATACGCCTTGCGTGGAAGTACATACGGGACTTCCTCGGCATGAAGGAACCCCGGCGCAACACCCGTAAGATCAACAAAATGAAAAAGGCCGCGCTTGCGGCATTGGAGGATTGAACATGGCGAACATCTATTCGAGCATGAATGTGAAGCAGAAGTTGGCGAAAGCCCGCCTCTACTTCCTGAACAAGAAAACCAAGAAGTCGGGCGTGAACACCAGTTTGGAGTTCCAGTATTTCGAGTTGGAGGACATCGTGCCTACGGGCATACGCATTTTTGCCTCCGTAGGTCTGGTGGGCGTGACCGATTTCAGCGGCGAGGCCGCGACCATGACCGTGTACAACACGGACAACCCCGAGGAACCCGGTCTGGTGTTCGCAATCAAGTACCGCGAGGTTGAGCAGATCGTGTCCAAGGCGGGCAAGGTAGTCACGAACGCCATGCAAGCCCTCGGTTCCAGCATCACCTACATGCGGCGTTACCTGTGGATGATGGTTCTGGACGTGACCGAACCCGACGAGATTGACGCTACGCTGGGTACGGAAACCGAGGACGGCGAGGACGAGGCCCCCGCGAAGAAGGAACCCCCGAAAGCCCCGGCGACTCCCGAGGAACGCAAGGCCGCGAAGAAGGAACTGACCGCTGAAAACAAGGCTGACCCGCAGGTTGCCGAGTTGAAGAAGCTGTGCAAGACCCTTCTCTCTAAGGACGAGAAGCATGAGGACTTTGTACAGTCCATCGTGACCAAAACCAAGTCCTTCACCGAAATCAAGCCCAAGGCTTGCGCGACCTTGATTGAGAATATCAAGGAAATCTTGAAGGAGTATGAATGATGGCTGGCAACGTAGACCATCCCTCCCACTACAATCAGGGGAAGTTTGAGTGCATCGACGTGATGCTTGAAGTGTACAGCGTGGAAACCGTCAAGGCTTTCTGCCTGTTGAACGCTTTCAAGTACCTGTGGCGGTGCAATGAGAAAAACGGCAGGGAGGACATCGAAAAGGCCGTTTGGTATCTGGACAAGTATCTGGAATTGGAGGCCAACTCGCATGACCTACAAACCGATACCGGGGTTTGAAGGTTTGTACAGTGTCAGTGATGACGGGCAAGTTTGGTCACATCGTAGATGCAAAGTTTTGAAGCCCTCCATTGACCGCTATGGGTATTTCAAGGTCGCACTGAGGCGAAACAGAATGACCTTCTACAATACCGTTCATCGTCTGGTGGCACTGGCCTTTATCCCAAATCCAGACAAGAAACTGACTGTGAACCATATAAACGAGGACAAAACCGACAACCGGGTTGAAAACCTCGAATGGGCGACAGTCAAGGATAATGATAATCACGGAACCCGTAACGACAGAATGGCAGCGACGAAATGCAGGAAACCCGTTATCCGTGAAGTGAATGGCAAGTCTGAATACTTCATGGGTGTGAAAGACGCTTCACGGAAAACGGGTATTGCACACAGTCAAATTGCCCGATTCTGCCGGGACGAAAAGAATACTGAATGGAGGTATGCTAATGGGTATTCTGAAATGGAACGATGACAGCACTATCACCATTGACCCGCCTAAGAACCCCAAGAAGATTACGGGTACACGGTTCGCGGCAATCATGGGCCTGAACCGCTGGACGAGTCCCTTCAATGCGTGGTGTGCGATCACCCGCACTTATGAGGAACCCTTCGAGGACACCATTTACACCATCGCAGGTAAGACCATTGAACCGAAACAGGCCGAGTACATGCGCGAAGCCTATTTCTGGAAACACCTTGTTACTCCGACTGACGTTTACGGCCCGGACTACTTCAAGAAAACCCGTGGTAGCTTCTTCGGTGACTCTATCCTGAATGGTATGTGGGACTACCTGTTCGTGGACAAGGACGGCAAGCCTGAAACCGTGATGGAAATGAAAACCACGAAGCGGGCCGAGGACTGGCTTGACGATATTCCCGAATACTACGCGCTGCAAGCGGCCCTGTACGCCTACCTGCTGGGCGTGGACAACGTGATTATGGTGTGTACCGTCCTCGAAGATCAGGACTACCAGAACCCCGGCGAGTTCATTGTGAACGGCAACAACACCTTCGAGCGTCCCTTCAAGGTTTCCGAACGCTACCCGGATATGGAAAAGACCATTAAGAAGGTCGAACGGTGGTGGAAGAAGCATGTTGAGGGCGGCGTTTCCCCGAAGTACGACGAGAAGGTTGACGCTGACATTCTCAAAGTACTGCGGGCCAACACCCTGAACCCGGAAACGGACATTCAGGAGTTGGTGAAAGAGGCCGAAACCTTGCAGGACAAGGTTAATGAGGCAAGCAAGGCCATTGAGCAGGACGAAAAGCGGCTGAAAACGCTGAAAGACCTTATCAAAGCGGCTGCGCAAGACCAGTTCCGGGATGGGGATAAGCAGGTCATTATCCCCGGCAACAAGTACCAGTTCGTCACGTCCCTCTCCGTAAGCATGAAGTTCGACGAGGCCGCTATGAAGAAGGACGGCGTACTGGAAAAGTACAAGTGCAAACCTGTACCGACCTACAAGCTGACCCTGAAAGAAAACAAGGAGGATTAACCACTATGGGAAAGATCGGACTGAAAACCTTTGAAACCATCCCGAAGGGAACCTACCCCATGAAGGTGGTCAAGGTGAACCACAAGGAAACCTACAACAAGGTCGAAATGACGCTGGAAACCGAGGCGGGCAAGCAGTACACCGAACGGTTTGACCTGAATGTGGACGGCGGCGCGTGGGCTTTTTCCATCACGGCCCGGAACCTGCTGAACAACAACGACATCGACGCGATTGACCCGAAGGAACTTGTCGGCAAGTTCGCTATGTTCGAGGTCACGCACGAAACCGTGGAGTACAAGGGCCGCGACGCTGTGTTTGCCCGCGCAAGGTCTATCGCCCCGGCGAACGGGTTTGACGATGAACCCGAGGACGAGGACGAGGACGAGGAAGAAGCCCCGGCCCCTGCGCCGAAGAAGTCCTCGAAGATGGATTTGGACTCCATACTGGGCGACGATTAAGGCCGCTGCGGGGGGGGGAGTTATCCTCCCTCCCCTTGACGGATAGAAGGGAGTAATTAAGTTATGACCACGAAAGACCGTTTGGTTATGTTCATGGAATTGATGGGTAAGGGTATCGGCAATGAGGCCGCAAAAGACCTGCTGGAAAAGCTGTATCAGCGTGGTTTCTTCGATTGCCCCGCGAGTACCAAGTATCACGGCAACTACCGTGGCGGGCTGTTCGATCACAGCTACGCAGTCGCAAGGAACCTTGTCGCCCTGACTGAAAAGCTGGGGTTGAAGTGGGAGAAGGAAAGTAGCCCCTACATCGTGGGTATGCTACATGACCTCTGCAAGTGCGATCAGTACGTCGAAATGCCTGACGGATATGTGTATGTGAACGACCTTCCCCTGCCCGGACACGGCGAAAAGTCCGTAATTCTGGCGCAATCGCTGACGGCCTTGACCGAAGAAGAAATCCTGTGCATCCGCTGGCACATGGGCGCTTTCGACGATAAGGCCAACTGGAACCACTACGACGCTGCGATTGAGTGCTACGGAACCGTGTTGTGGACGCACACGGCTGACATGCTGGCATCACGGGTGCAGGGGGTATAGAAATGGCTACGATCAGGGCTATCGTGCTGGCCTACTTCATGGGCGTGGTAGTTGGTATAGGGCTGTTTGCGTGGATGTACAACAAGGAACTGCGCAGATTAAGCGGCAAAAGGAGGCGATTTGTCCCGTGACAAATGCTGAATGTTGGAAACTGTCTGGCCCGAACAATCACTGCGAACGTTGCCCTCATAGGGGGGGGTAAGGGTTGTATCAGGCTGAAAAGCCTTGATGATGACGCTGCTGAAAACCTGACGGTAGCGATTCTGGAACAGGCCGGGAAGGACTATCGCCTTTATCGGCTGATGGCACAGCGGTTTCCGAACGACAAGGAAACGCTCAAACTTTTTGAGAAGGTTAAAGCGTTCTTCCTCTCTGATTACTTCAACTCCATGACCAAACTGAACGGCAAAGCAATTCTGGAACAACTGAAAAAGGAGCCGATTACCAATGAGCGACTATCAGAATATGGCGATGCGGACGAATGACGGCAAGGCCGCTGAACGTCTGGAACGCGCCACAAAGGAGGCGGCGACGATGGGTTACGACCTTGCGGGGCTGCTGAATGGTCTGCTGGGACTCTCCGGGGAAACCGGGGAGTTCACGGACATGATTAAGAAGTGGGTATTCCATGAAGCCAACCTTGACGTGGAACATGCCAAGAAGGAACTCGGAGACGTGTGCTGGTACATCGCCATGATATGCCACTGCCTCAACTGGGATTTGGACGAGATCATGCGCCTGAACATCGAAAAGCTGATGCGGCGTTATCCCGAGGGGTTCAACATCGTCCAGTCCGAACACCGAAAAGCTGGTGATGTGTGATGAACTATCACAACATAACCAAGGATGACATGAACAACGGCGCGGGACTGCGCGTGGTGCTGTGGCTTGCCGGGTGCGATCACCACTGCCCCGGCTGTCAAAACCCCCTGACATGGAATCCGAACGACGGCTTGCCCGTGGGTAATGCCGTATACGAAGAACTGGACAGGGAGTTGTCCAAGGACTACATAGAGGGCATTACCCTGTCTGGCGGCGACCCGCTACACCCGGCGAACCGCGACGGCGTGTTCTACCTGCTGGCCCATGTGAAGAAGCAATTCCCGGATAAGAACGTATGGCTGTACACCGGGTACACATGGGAAGAAATCGCGGCTGACCCGAGTATGCGGGTTGTCATGGGGTTCGTGGACGTGCTGGTAGACGGCCCGTTCGTAGAAGCCTTGAAGGACGTGAACTACCCGTGGGCGGGCAGCACGAACCAGCGCGTCATTGATGTTCAAAAGTCTCTAAAAGAAGGGAAGGTGATTCTGTATGATGGTGATAAAGAAGGACGGTACACTGGAACCGTTCGACGGCGAGAAGATCAAGAGTGCTGTTAAGAAGTCGGCAGCGCGGGCAATGGTCACACTGTCCGACAAGGACTACAAGGGCATTGTCATTGACGTGAAGCTGGCGATTGCGGCGCGGCATGTCGAGGAAATCCCGGTTGCCGAGGTTCACAATCTGGTGGAAAAGGAACTGGACAAGGTGAACCCTGCGGTTGCCAAGTCCTACCGGGACTACCGCAACTACAAGAAGGACTTTGTTCACATGATGGACGAAGTGTTCACGAAGTCCCAGTCCATACGCTTTATCGGTGATAAGGAGAACGCGAACTCGGACTCCGCGCTGGTAGCGACGAAGCGTTGCCTGATATTCAACGAACTGAACAAGCGGCTGTACCGCAAGTTCTTCATGACGAAGGACGAACTGCAAGCCTGTAAGGATGGCTATATCTACATCCACGATCAGTCGGCCCGTCTGGACACCATGAACTGTTGCCTGTGCGACATTGCCTCCATCATGGAGGGCGGGTTTGAAATGGGGAACGTCTGGTACAACGAGCCTAAGAC